TGAAAGCGAGCCTCTACGTGGTCGATGTATTCGTGACCAAGATCCTTATCGGTTCCAGCTTTCATAGCTTCATCAATCTCTGTCTTAATCTCGTCATACTTTCCTAACTGTAGTAATTGTACTGAGGATAAGATAGCTGACTTGAGTTTTTGATTCTTACAGAAGTCTATGGTCTTATCTTTAACATAAGATAAGTCCTCTGAGTCGATCTGCTTCATCACATCCTTAAGCGAGTCTATGATAGCTGTTTTCATTACTGGCTCACCGATTGCATCTATCTCAACCTTCATTACTTCTAATGTTGGTGTGCTCTTATACTCCTCAAAGTACTTAATGATAGTTTTTGCAACCCACTGATTTGCTTCTGAAGAAAAGTACCTAGCGTCCAAGATGTCATGTATCTGTTGTAGAAAGATTCTATCTTTCATTAAAACTGCTAGCAGCTTGTTCTGAAAGCCTCCCCCATATAACTGAAACGTATCTTGAATACCCATATTGTAACTATACCTTATTTTTTACTATGAAACAACTTAATCTGTGAAGTAATTTAATTTTGTTGCAATGTCTCTCAACCACATCTCTGGATTCTTAATTGCTGATGTCATTCCGTCTTCAACTAACAGTTGGTGAAACTTTATCTTAGCCATCTTCTCCACACGCTCATCCATTAAGCTCACTGCTCGCATTCGGATTGTTGCATTAAGTATGCTATCGTGAAGCTGCATGATTCTGTGATACAATCGTATGTCTGCTTCGTGAGCAACTACATTACTGTACACCTTCACCTTCGAGTCAACTGCAAGCGATCGAGCGTAATCAAAGAACTCATCGAGAGTTATCATCTGTTGCTCACCTAACTTTGGAAAGCGTTTAAGGATTGTCTTAGGAGCTAATCCTGAAGCACCTGGAATATTGTCTGAACTGTCACCGTCCAAAGCTCTAAAGACAGCAAAGTTCTGAGGAATAACACCATACTCGCTATATACATCATCTTCATAGTATAGCTTTTTCTTAGTTGGACTCCACACGTGCGTCGTTGGACTTACTAGTTGAAGGAAGTCTTTGTCTGAAGACATTATAAACGTGTGTGATTCCGCTGCACTGAGATACTCATTTGCAATAAATGCAATGACATCATCTGCTTCTGATTCGTCTAACGTGATGACTGTAATTGGTAAAGCTTCTAGGTAATCAATCAAGCGCATTAACTGTTGTAGTTGGTTATCCTCCTTATCAACAGCCTCCGCTCTATTCAATCGAATTGTGACCTTACGATTTGCTTTGTACTCAGGAAACAATTGTCGCCTCTTAGCTGATCCATTCTTACCGTCAAACACAACCACTACCCTAGTTGGGTCTACTGTTTTGATTGCATGCCCCACGCTGAGGAGAAAGCCGGAGATGCCTCCGACGTGTTCTCCATTAGCGTTTAATGCGGGACTGGATGAGTAAGCTCTTATGAAAGTGTTTAGCCCATCCACAATCAAGACTCGATCATTACGATCTGAGTGTGGTGCTTCTTCGCGTAACCTTAGCTGATTTAGTAATGCAGCGTATTTGTTTTTTATCATAAATCTGACATTTCACTACTGTCGATTTCTAAATCATCGGCATCGATAGCTTCTTGTGGTTTGTAACTTGAGATAGAGTTTTTCTCCAATAAACCTTTACAGTAGTCTCTAACGTCATCTCTGTCTCGAAGAATCTTCTGCCAATCCTTTGATTGAAACTTAACAACTTCTCCTGTGTCTTCTAGTATGATTTCATACCAAGCACCGCTTTGGTTGATTGCTTTGTATTTCTTCAATGAATCAAGCCAGCTAGAGTAATCATCAATACCCGAATCAAAGTAAATGTTGAAGGTTGCTTTTTTGAAAGGAGGTCCGAATCTGTTTTTAACAATCTGAGCTTCGGTTTGTACTCCAATAATCTCACCCTCTTTGTCTTTGATCTTTCCTACTGACTTCAATCTCACACGACAACTTGCATGGAATGGTAAAGCCTTTCCACCACTAGTGGTATATGGATCACCAAACATTGCTCCAAGCTTTTCGCGTAACTGATTAGTGAATGCTAGGATAACTCTTTCCTTACCAATCAAGTTAGTAATCTTACGAAGCGCTTTTGACATGATGATTGCTTTAGATGTAGCCCAACCATCTTTATCATAGTCGGCATCTTGTTCAATCTTGGTTGTTGCAGCTGCGACTGAGTCTACTACGATTGTAACCAATCTGTCTTTATTTGTTGTACGGATATTTGTAATAAGCGTCTCAATCGATTCAAAGATGTCTTCAATAGTCTCAAGAGGAACGTATAGCATGTTCTTTACGTCTACACCTACAGCTGATAAGAACTCCTCGCTTAATGCGTTTTCTGTATCAATGTACACTGCGATGCCACCCTTCTTTTGAGTATTGGCTAACAAGTGAGCCATGATAAGAGATTTACCAGAAGCTTCCAAACCAGTGAACTCAGCGATTCTTCCTACCGGTAAACCTCCATCAGGTCTATTTGATATGGCAAGATCAAGTGTAGTCGATCCAGTTGACACCCACTCTCTAAGATCGGTTTGAGTGTCCTCACTTCCTAGAAAATGTACAGCCTTAAAGTCCTTAAACTTCTTGTTGAGACCATCCGCTAACCTTTGCGCAAGCTCGTCCCTTCCCGCTATTTCGTCGGGTGTAACTTTTTGTTTTGCCATGTTGTTTATGAATTAAATAACTCTCCGAATGCGTCTTCGATATCGTTGGTTGTTGTTACAGTTTTAGCTGAAGTGATTGCTGGCTTACTCATTGTAGTTGTTCCATCAGCTTCATTGCTGTCTGGGTTTAACCACTTAGCCAATTCCTCTTTCATCTCCTCGTAAGATAACTCACTGAACATTTTTACTAACTCAGGTTGTTCGTTTACGATTTTAGTAGCAACTTCCTTATCCTCTGTCGCAGGGGTTGTGTTAGGTTTTACTCGTACTGTGTAAGTTGGATATGCACCATCTTTGTCTGGAGCTACACACTCGATTGTGATGTCACGTCCATTCATAAGATCGGTGATGTCACCGTAATCTGGGTCAGCAATTACACCTAATAATTCAGTGTAGATTTTTTTACCGAAAGCATAGAACTTAACACCTTCGCTTTCTTGACCACGAACGATTACTGGAACGTAGCAACGGAACTTAGGTTCGATCTTGCGACCTAGTTTCCAATCCTCTTTGTCTCCACTCTTTTTAAGTTTTTCAGAAAACTCAACAATTGGATCTGGTTTTCCAAAACTCACCGGAGATAGCATAGTTTTCTTGCCAATCTCGTAATGGAAGTAAAGTTCTTGGAATGGGTTTGATTTGTCAAATGCGTAAGGTACAATACGAATTTGAGATTTACCTACTGGTGGTTTCCAAAATACATCGGAGTTCTTTTTACCAGCTGAGGTTGATTGAAGCTCTTGAAGCTTCGCTTTTAGCGCATCTAAATTTAATGCCATTTGCTTTTTGTTTTTAGGGTTTATACTTTATTTACTGTCAAGTTAAGTATTGAGTATGTGTTCGAGCAGGCTGTGGTTTGTTTAATTATGCTCTTGTTTCTACTTCTGACTTAACCCTTTGACTAACTATACGTTCTTTTAACCGTTATTGCAACTCTTTTATGTCAATCAATCGAAATAATCCATTACGATCGGATAACATTAGTTTATTTTTATATTGTGCCCACTCTACTCGAAAGCTTTTGTCTAGGACACCATTGTTTAATTCTTGAATAAGCGTATTGAGAGCGTTGATGCTGTATAGTGTCTCAGTCTCTTTCTTACGATTGATTGTGATTGTATCATTCATTCTTCCAACCGAAGATGTCGTATTGTATACGCAGATAACATTGTTAGGTGTTTCTATGTACTGATAACACTTCATGTTGGTAACACTGTCCACTTGATACGTCTTATGTATTCTAGCGATACAAGAAGGTAATTCTTGGAGTGTTGTAAATGTGCAGAGCAACTGTGGCTTCATCTTTCTATCCTACTTCGTCTGGTTTCTCTGAATTTAATTTTCCTTGCATTCCTTGCAACACTTTAATTTGGTCTTGCAATGCTTTAATCTGCTCTTGCTTAGTCTTAATGCGTTGATCAACCTCTTTTTTCTCAGCAGCAATTTCTGCTTGAGTTTTTTCGTTAAGCGGTTTTCTAATATACTTAATCTTATTTTCTTTCAAGTATTGCTCCACTTTAAGTCTCAGCTTAGCTTTAAGCTGCATCTCTGGTGCGATTGTTGGGAAGGTTTTCTTCATATTAATAAATATTAAACAACACTGCAAAGTGTCATATTCTTGTAATTTAATCCCCTTTTCAACTTAACGGGGAATGCATCTGTATCAATACAACTTGGAATTAAGTGATCGATAATTGTTTGCATCTCATCTGGATGCACATCAAACAAGATGCTGTCGTAGGTGTATAATACAGGCACCGACTTTAATAAATAGGTCTGTAAATACTCTAAGATGTTTTTTAGTACAACTGCATTCTTCTCTGTCTCATACATCTGTATGTAGTAGTTGAATAGTGTGTATTCGTTTATATCCTGATAATTAGACATTAACAGTCGCCTGCCTGATATTAGACTATCCACATATCCGTGTTTGATCATATGTCTCCAAATCTCTTTTGAGAACTCATCGGTAGCTGCAAAGAATGGTATGTCTAGATACTCCCTCTTAATTCCTCCATACAACTGACGAAACGTATCTTCCTTTGCCTTTGTTACTTGGGCTGCAGTAGGTGTGTCTGTATTGTGATACTTTTTAGCTAAATGGTGATACGCGTCTTCCGTTCCAAAGTTGTATCCAATAATATCAGCAATCAATCGTGGGTGGTATGAGTTAAAGTCTAACTCTAATAGCTCCCCTCCTTCAAACCTACTAACAAAGCATGTTCGTGTTTCATCTTCCTTTGGTAGGGCTGCAAAGTTGATTCCACCAAAACGATTACTTGGACGTCCAGTTGTTGTGTAGAAATTGTACTGCGTATAACACTTATCACCTCTCTGTGAGAATGTGTTTCCAAAGTTCTCCTCAAACAGTTGAGTGTCAATTTGTATTCCGTTGTGTTGGATTGCAACCAAAGACTGCTTGAGTGTATCGCTGTAGAACTCTAAGCCATCTGGAAGTGTTAAGCTAAAATGCTTACGATATAGATTGGTGGTTTGCTCTTCTAGCTTAACTAAATCTACAAGCGCATTGACCTTCTGCATCTTAGATAGCGTACGAT